GAGCATTCTCCCTTTATGTTTTTTGCCAGTTTGTTCCGTAACTGTAGGCTTCATAGTTCCCTCCGCAAAAAGGAACTCTATCACTGGACCACATTCGCTTTAAATGCCAGGAATCAAACCGTTTGAATACGAGAAACTGGTTCTTTTTAAAACCATGTCTCCAGAGCCTCATCGAGGCCCAGTTCACGCTCCTGCTCATGGGGGATAAAGTCCGTGATCTTGAATCCGCCGTCCTTGCTGTGCCGGTTGGCATAAATCGCCGACAACAGCGCGACACTTCGCTCAATCCGCAAGCCCATGTTCAGCGAACCGCGATCCCTGCGGTATACGGCCCAACGGTTGAACTCAAGAAGACTCATTCTTTCCTTGGCTTCCGCGACCGTGGCGCCGAGCGTGATGGCGATTTCGTGCCAGAGCTCTTCAAGGCCGGTGAGCTCTTCGTCTTTCCCAGGTTGTTCACCTCGAAGATTGCTGCCAGCAATGCGACGGTAAGGCGCCCATCCAAAGCGCCACGTTCAGGATCTGCTGCACCCGTGATGTCCCCTACGGCAAACACAGGGCCGCCGTCTTCGTCACACACGCTGGCCGCGATGCGGCCAGCGAGGCTGTCATGCTTGCCGTTCAAGGCTGTGACGTCACTGATTGCAGCCTGGTATCCGAGGGGTCGGATAAACACCGTAGCCTTAAGCTCATCGTCACCCTGCATCCAGGTGATTTCCTTCTCCACCGGCCGGCCCGTGAAGGCGCCGACCGATTTTAAGCTTTCGAGAGTCAGTTTCATGCGAACCCCTTAAACAGTGGTCTTACGAATCCAGGCCGAACCACCAGAACGCTGGATGGTCGCTGCGGTGCTGACCACGGCATTGGCAGCGAAGTCGAATGGGAAGTCCGAGACGTAACCGCGGAAGGTGAACCAAGTGCGCGTCTCGGGCAATTCAAAGGCATCGGCATCCACTGTCGGTGCGGCGGTGCCGTCGGACCAGCCAACCGCCCAATCGATGGTGGTATCGCCGTTCGCTTCGGAAAGCTGGTGCAGTCGTATGTGGCTCGCGTTGTTCGGATCAGCGTTCACAGTCAGCGAAGCTTGGCCCGGGGTGCGCAACCCTTTCTTGTAGCTACGCTCCTGGTCTTCCAGGCAGGTATCTTCGATCTGGTCAGCCGGCGCGCCGCCCGGGCTGAACGCGGTTGCGCATTCAATGGCCAGCACAGTTTTGGGGCCGGTGCCGGACAGCGGCGGCACGAGTGCGTAAATCTGGGTTCCTTGGGAAAGGATCGACATGGCGTTCTCCAAATGTCGGGCATAAAAAAACCCGCACATGGCGGGCTTGGGATTGGGGTTTTGCTATCTGGGTACAAGCCAGTCGATGTCGAAGCTCGACCGGTAAAGGTTTGTTTCTGCGTCCTTGCTCTCTCCACCCCAGCGGACGACGTTGGCCTTCAATTCAATGGCATGGGCAATCGCATCAGTTACCGACCTGGCAGAGGTGCCGGTTACGGCGTACACGTCAACCTGCAGCGTGAAACCGTCCAAGTCAGGGCGCCCGGCCAGATAGTTCTCCGGGCTGCCGGTGATCAACTGCCATACGGCATATGGTTTGATCACGCCTTCTGGAGCCTCCCCGAAGGGGTAGAGACGGTGAGGTGTATCTCCGAGCAGCGCCCGGACGCCGGCGTCGGCAGCGCACACAGTAAATATAGGTGCTGCTGGCATTAGCTACTCCCGGATGCCTTTGCCGCGCGCTTGATGGCACGATCAATGGCTTTCTCGTATTCGGTTATGAAAGTGTCGGTGGCCTCAGAAATGCTCTGCGCCAATGCCGGCCGCATGAACGGGCGAGCCGCGACACGGGCGGTTCCGAACTCAACGAAACGCCAATAGAAAGTGTCCCCGCCGGGGTTGTCTTGGCTTCCCCCAACTGCGTACGTCCCACGCCTGCCACCTTTACGGGTGTGCATGTTGTTGTACTGTTTGGCGCCGCCAAGCACGCCAATTCGGAAGCCTAAATCACCGCTGCTTTTGAACAGCTTGCCGTTCCAGCGGACGGTGATGTTCTTCGATATGTCTTCGGACGTCTCGGGATCATTGATCCGGCGAGCGCTTTCCTTGACCTTCTCAGAAATCAAGGCGGCAGCTTTCCTCAGTGCCGCCCGTCCACCTTTCCGCTTCAAGTCGTAGCTGATCGCTTCAAGCTTCGACACAAGCGAGTCGACTCCTTGCAGCTTGAACTCCACGCTTTCAGCCATCATTCACCCCCTTCGCTACCAGAATGGTGAGGTACTCAAGGCCAGACACCGGATCGGGCATTGGCTGACCCTGAATGATGTAGACGTCGCCTCGGTGAATGATGCGCATGGTCGGCAGAACGCCGGGGCGGTACCGGATGACCATACGGCCAGATGCTTCGGACTGCCCCGCCTGAGCTGCGATCAGATCGCGAGCACTCAGTGGCTCAACCGAGGCTGGCACTTTCTCCCATGCCGAAATCCAGCCCGGGAGCATCTCGCCTGTTGCCGGATCCTGAACCAGCCCTGGTATCTGGAACGTGATGCGCTGTCGCAATCTCCCGGCCTGCATCAGACACCCATCCCGACGCGATACGGCGTCAGCAGAGCCTTGGAAGCCTGAGGCAATTCCGTAGCGATCGTGCCGGTGACCACCTCTTCACGGTTGGCAAATAGGTGGCCTAGTTTCAAGAGGCAGGCGGATTGAATGCTGGGGTTAATCACGATTCCGCGAGCGGCTCGCGTTGCGGCGTCCAGCGCTTCCGTAAAAGAAAAAGTCGCATCGGCCAATGCTTCGCACCGCAAGTGGTGATCATCGGTCAGAGCAGCAGCGGCCAATGCGGCGTCATATTTAATGCGAGCGGCGTTCCGCCTGGCGGGCACTTGCAAGCGAGCAGCATCAAGAGAAGCCTGATCAACAAAGAACGAGCGCTGGAGATAGGCCATCGCCGCGTCTTCGGCCCCATCTAGTTGCGACTGGACGAGATCCTGATCCTCCGGCTCAGCCAAAAGGTGCTTCATCGCCAATTCGATGTTGATCACGCTCATGATTATTTAGCCTTGTTTTTCAGCTCGGGTTTCGGCTTTTGGCTGCCCTCTGGAGCAGCTTTGTTATCCGCTTCCTTGGCCTGTTTGTTTTCGGGTTCGGCCGCCTGCTTCACGTCGTAATCCTCAATCAAACCGTTCCGGTGAAGCTCCTTGGCGCGGAACTCATCGACGGTAATGTCACGCCCCTTCTTCACGTACTCATGACCGTTAAGAAAGCCCTTTTTGGTTGTTACTTCAATATCTGGCATTAGCACACACGCCCGGTTACCCGGGCGCGCTCCTTGGATGATTGAGGAATTAAGGCGTTGGGTCTTCGAACTCGCCGTGCACGAAGGATTCCGGACGGTACACCGCCAGCGCCAGGCGCTCTTCGGCACGGATGGTGACCATGTTGGTACGGAAGTTATCGCCGTCTTCGGTCGAAACCTCGACAGCGGCGTCTTCGCGATCGAACACCTGGGCGGCGATGTTCATTGCACCCACCAGGAACTCGCCTTCAGGTACCGCGTTGCTGTCCACTACCGGCAACTTCCAGAGACGCTGGACGCCGCCTTCTTGGACGTTGACCCAGATATAGGAGCCGGTGCTGTCCTTGGTCAGCTCGATATCGGCCCAGTCGACCGGGTTCAACGCGATGGCCGAAGCGCGGTATTCAGCGACCCGCACTTGCAGGATCGCGCGGCGCAGGGTGTCGATCTTGGTGTCGCCGGTCTTGCGCAGCGCTTCGTTAAAAGTGGTGGCTTGAGGGATCAGGCCCAACAGGTTCTGGCCGGTGCCGTCACCAGCGAGGATCTGCTCTTCTTCTTTGTACTTCAGGCCGTAGATAGCACGGCCGTTGATGTAGCTCTGCAGCAACGGGATGTCCGACAGGACCTGCTTCGATGCTTTGAACCAGTGAGCAATGGTTTTGACAGTGGTGGTGACCATGCCAAACGACAGATCGGACTGGGCCTTCAGCGCGCCCTCGCCTGCCTGAGGTGCTGCCATGTTCTGGAAGCCGGTCTCTTGCACGAACTCAACCGCATTGGAAGCGGTTCGACCAGGCATGATCAGATCGCGGATCGTGAACTGACGCTCAGGGTCGGTGATGATCCCCGCGACGCGGGTCGGCTGAATGCCCACGCCGACGCCGCCAGTTCCAGTGGTGGCGCTGGTGATGTTGGTGACGGCCTTCAGATTAAGGCGCGCAATGCCGCGACCTTTCGTGGTCAGTGCTTGGTAGTCGTCCGAATCCGACAGCTGTTCGCCGACGGACTTCTGCTCGCTCGGATCGTTCGCGGCGAAGCGGCGTGCCAGCTTCTGCTCGATGTCTTGAAAGCGATCCTGCAGGGCCAGGCCGTCTTTTACCAGACCATCCAGAATGGTTTTGGTCTCCGTCAGGATGGTGCCGTGCTCTTTGATTTCCTTGTTGGCTTTCTCGGCGAAAGCCTTTATTTCCTGGTCGCGCTGATCAAGCAGATCATTCACTGCTTTCAGCTGGATCTTGTCGTCTGCATGTTCCTTGCGGTGCATCTGACGATCTTCGGCGCGAGCCTGGTTGCTCATGGCGTTATGCATGGTGAATCCTCAAAACGAAGGGAGGGACAGTGCTGGGCGCGACTTAAGCGCCTCGACCACTTCAATTGCTGCCAGGTCGCCCGCGGACTCGCTCCGGAGCAGATGCTGCAGTCCGCGATTGGCAATCACCGCGGACTGAGTTTTCGAGAAGCCTGCCTCGCGCAGGAGCAGCTCAAATTCAGGAAGTGAAGGTAGGCCGCCGTGGGCCAGCTTCGACTTGATGGTGTCGGTTCGGGCCTCGTCGTTGGCCGGCACAGTTACGATGGAAATCTCGACTAGGTCGAGCTTGGTCAGGGTCCGGATCCGGGTCTTCTCGTCGAAGCTGGATTCACGCACGTAGTAGCCGATCGAAAGCCCGGTGATGGATCGGGACTTCATGCCTCGCATGGCGATGCGCGCATAAGGGGCATCAGCCAGCCAGAGCTCGCCATCACCGAACAAACCCTTGGTGTCCTCTTTCAAGGTATCCATGGACCAAGAGCCGATGGGCTCGGCGGTGCGGTGCTGCCACAGAACCGGGAGGGACCGGGCCTTTGCCTTCAGATCGGCGATGGACTCCAGAAATGCGCCCGGCGCAACGACTTCGTTGTAGCTGTCGATCACGCCGAACACGGAACCGTAGCCAGAAAAAAGGCCGTCATCACTGACAGCCTTCACGTCGTAGTCGAATGAGCGGTACTTCACCGCCACCGATTGGTCTTTTCGGTTCATTCAGAATTACCTTTTGGCTTGTCGTTGAGCCAATCAATCAACGCTGAACGCGCCTGCTGGGCATCGCCGGCATCGCCGCCAAGCTTGTCGATCGGCAGCATGTTTGACTGAACTGTGAGCTGTGCGGCGTTGCCGCCTTTCGGTGCGAGGTTCTCTTTAATCCGGCACTCGTCGCGGGTGTAGATACCGTTCTGGGTCATCGAGCTGTAGAAGGCTGCGCGAGCCGCGCTATCGGCCCGCAGCAACCCCTCTGGGTTGAACTTGGCGTAGAACCGGCGGCGCTCATCCGGCCGCAACAGGCGGCGATTGATGCTCTGCTCGATGCGCTTCATCCAGGGCAACAGTGAGAAGCTCAGGAACCCAAGCATCTGTTGCTCCATGCCCGTGCCCCAGCTGGTGCTGTTCGCCGTATGCCCGACCATCCAAGGTGGAACACGAAACCACCGGCAAATTTCCTCAACGTTGAAGGCCCGGGTCTGCAGCATTTGGGCATCCTCAGGAGTCATGGACACCTGTTGATATTTCATGCCAGCTTCCAGGACCATCGTCTTGCCGGTATTCACTGCGCCGGCAAACTTCGCCGCCATGTCTTCGCGGATGTCTTCGCGCTGAGCCTTGTTGAGGATCTGGTCAGTGGAAAGCACGCCACCGAGTTTCATCCCGTTGGCGAACATCTTGCTGGCCGACTCATCGGCAGCCATCGCAGCACCGAACACGTTGCGGCCCAGCGCAAGCGGACTCAACCCGCACATGGGATCAGTTCCGAAACCCCGGGTATGCATCATCTGTTCATCGAGCAGCGTGTGGCTTTTCCCTTCGCTGTCAACGAACCGGTACTCAATCGCGCCGCTGCTCGTCCGCCGAGGCGGGGACACAGACTGCGGCAAGATGAACTCCAGAGAAGAAATATCACGCCCCGCCAGGTGGGGTTGATTGAAGCTGTTACCGCTCAGCAACAGGCTCGCGGCCACGCACTCCCAGAATTCGACGGGCGTTTGATCGGCGTTTGGCTGCTGGCTGATGACTCGGTGGACGGGGTGAGATGTTGCCACCTCCGGAACACCGTTTTTGTCCTCGTAGAGCGCGATCGGAAGCGTAGCCAACGTCTCGGCAATGAGACGTACACAGGCCCAAACCGTCGAAAGCTGTAGCGCCGTTTGTTGACTGACTGTTTTTCCTGAAGCTGAATCGGTGCCGTAATAGCCATTCCAGAAAGCCGCGTCACCCAGGCCAATGCGTCTACCCACCCAGCCTGCCAGGGAGGACTTAACCAGCCCCGGTTCTGCTGACTTGAACAGCGCCTGGCGTAGCACAGACTTGAGAGGTTTATTCACTGGTCAGCCCCTTGCGAATGAATCCCGCCGCCGCCAAGAATGAACACGCTCCAGCAATGAGGGACCATCCAACACCAGCCAGAACAAAGACGCCGGCGACGAACAGGCACAGCGCGGCCGCGGCCGCCACGATGAAGAGGATCAGGCCTGTATCCATGGGTGAGTTATCCAACAATGATGGGTTTCGAAAAGAAGTCGCTGATGTTGCCGCTGTTGTCGTTGACCAGAATCAGCGCTCTGCCGATGGCCATAATCAGCGCGACTGCGCCGTCGATCTTGTTGTCATCGCCTTGCTTGATCGGACGCACAACGTCGTCGTTACCCGGCAGGTTCTTGCCGATCACATTGGCGATGCACCAGGTCATGATCGGGTTTCCGTCGTGATGGAACCGGCCCGCGGTGATGGCCGCTTCGAGTTCCTTCATCGGGTCCGACATGTTGGTGTAGTTCTGCGTGATCGTGATCGGGTTGAAACCTTCGTCGTCGAGGTCATGGCTCAAACCCGTTGCACCGTGCGGGTCAATCGGGCTCTCGCGCACCGGCGCCTGGTGGTTAGCTTCCTTGGTGTCCTCGAGGATCTCGCGGTAATCGATCTCGGCGCCGTCTGTAACATTCAGATGCTTGGTGTTGATCCAGGCCTGGAACCGCTCAGACATGCGTTTGTTGTCACTGTCGTAAGCGGTGTCGTAAGGAACCCAGAACTTCGGCGCGACACTGTAGTAATGGATTTTCCCGTCGATCACACGCCAGAACACGCGAGCCCTTGAGTTCATGTCCAGCTTGCGCGCCAAGTCGAAGCTGGCAATCCACTCCTGCCCCTCGAACTGTTCCAAGGTGAGCGTGGTGTCTTCGCATGATTTCCAGTCCTCCATGTTGAAGAAGCCGGATTT